ACAATTGCTGCGCAACTGCTCGGCGCATCCGAACTCGCAAACATGCTCAATACTGGACGCGAGGGAATCGAGAAATTAGCAGCCGAGGCGCGCAATCTAGGAGGAGTAGCAGACGCTGAAACGATCAAAAGGGTCGAGCAATTCAATGATGATATGACCCGGCTAAAGGCTGCGATGGTGCCGGCGCTGCTTGAGCTGGCTGGCGCACTTACTATCCTATCGCAAATAGTAAAAGATTTTCTCAGCAGCATGCAAATAAGCGTCTCTTTTTTAAAGGGACTAACCCTACAAAACGCGCTGCGTGGACTGCGGCAACTGGGCGATGCAATCGGAACAATCGAAACAGAGTTTTGGGGAGCGGTGTTGCAAGGGCAAGTGCCGGACCTAGAAAATATCCGGCGAATTGTGAGTGCAAGGCAGCGCGCTTTAGTAGAAGAAATAACGCCACCGCCGGCAATTGCCAGAGCGGCGACACAGCAAGAGCTCGTCCAGCAGCAAGCCGAGCGAGAAGCGCGCGAGCAACAATTAGCGCTCGAACGCCAGATGGCCGAAGACGCTCGTAGGCAAGCCGCTCTGTTAGAAGCGCAGATCGCAACACGACAATCTATTTTCGCAATGATGCCTCTACTCGCTGATCCGACACTTTTGCGCAACGCAATGGTAGGAGAGCGCATTGACACAGGGGTTGCCCTGCGAGGCAGCAGAGAAGCATTTGAGCGAGAGGCAGCAAGAAAACAAGACACAGTGATAGAGCTGATGGAAGAGGAAATCACTCTACTACGTCAGATGCTCGATGAGCTGACAGGAGGAGCTGTGGAGTTAGGATTGCCATGAGCGTACTGACTGTCGAGCTATTAGATGTCGAGTATCGCGGTCGCATCGAAGAAGGTCGCATGGTGCGCGAGCATGTGGCCACCTACAAAATTCGCGTCTCTTCTCCTACTGATGATGCTGTTACAATTCTCATCAGTTCTCATCCTGATTTGCCTAGAGTAGGACAACCTTATGTCAATGCCTTT